TAGGTAGAATGAAAAAATATCTTGCTGACGGAGTCGGGATGCCAGAGTGGTTCGTTAAAGATTTAATTTTTCAGAAAGCAGATGAACTAGGAATAGAATTAAAAGCTAGTGGTGGTAGAATTGGGTTTGAAGAGGGATTATTAGTTTCAGATTTAACACCACAAGAATTAGTAAATGCTCAATCTGCTGCAAGAAAAAAAGGAATAACAGGTAAAAAAGGAAGCAAAGAATTTGCAGATTTTGTTGGGAATGGATATAGAAGACTAATAACAAAGAAGGCCCAGTTTAAAGCCAAACAAGCTTTAGAAGCAGAAGCTGCCGCAAAATCTTTACAATTAAGTGAAATAGATAAACTCGCAGCATCTGAGGCACCCGTTAAATTATCATATAAGCAAAGAACAAAACTTTTAGATTCTTATCATCAGTTGTTTGAAGAAGCGTACTATAAAAGAGTTGACTCAGGACAAAAGTTTGGTCAAACAGATTTGGTTCGAGATGTAATTGAAGAAATTGAAAAAAAATATCCAAAGCAGAAAAATAATCTGGAGTTTTTTCCAGGAAAAACGAAAGATATAGCTGATAAAGGTAAGATACAGGTTTACTTGGAATACATAAATCCTAAAAAAAAATCTTCTAGTTTTAGAATTAAAAATTCTTTAGCTAACACTTTAACTGCTAACCAGATGGACGTTTTTGAAGGAAACGTGGCAAGAGGGTTAAAACAAACTAAACAACAAGAAAAAATTTTTAATGCATTAAAAAAAGGCATTAATGAAATGGACGATTTAATGAAAGCAACTGGAATGAATAAATCAACACTAAATCACGAAATATCCAAGTTAGTTAACGCTATGTTTGTTAGAAGTAGTGCACAAACACCTGTTTTTTTACAGAGCGCGGAAGCACAAAATGCTATTGGGGATGTTTACAATGCCTTAGTTGATTCTGAGACTCTGTCTAAATATCATACTCGAAACATAAAATCAATGATTTATGATACGTTTCCAAACGATCCAAAGTTAAGACAGATAGCAACTGATAAAGTAAACGCATTTACTGCGTTTATAAATGACCTGAAAACAAAATTTCCTGGTCTAAAAATAGAATATGATCACCCTGCTTCCTATCAAGCATTAAGAAATTTAGACTTTAAACACTTTTTAAATGTGACGCCTATTATGCAAGACATTAATAATTTCAAATCTAGATTTGATAGCCAGTCGATTCTAAATTTAAGGGCCATGGAGGACGCGAAAACCACATATGGAATAAAGTCCGAACAATATAAAGCTGCATTAAAAAATCAAAGAGCTTTAGAAAAAGTATGGTCTAACATGACAGGGGGCCAATCAACATTAGGTAAACTTAGACTTAACAGACAAACCACTGGAACGACTGGATTAGAAACTGTAGGGAAAAATTTAATACAGGAGTTTAAAGGAAATATAAAAATTAGAGAAAACATCGCTAAAAATATAGATGAGAAAATTAAGTTTTGGGATCCTAAGTCAAACACATCAAAAACAATCTTCCAAAGTTTAGAAGAAGTACTTCCAACTAAAACAGGAAAAACTAAACTAATTGAGTCTGCTAAAAGAATAACTTCGCCAGAATTATTGGAGATGGATAAAGAGATTGCAAAAGTAATAAAATATGCAGAAAGTAATGGACTCAAACTAAATAGTTTTGCAGGGGCTGTAGATTTATCCCAGGCTGGAATAAAACTTCCTCCTGCAGTTAAAAATGCTTTAGATAAAATTATAAAGTATGGCGGTAAGACTTTAAGAGGAGTTGGCAAAGGTGCAGTAGTTTTGGACCCTATGTTTATGGCTTATGATGTATCCGACGCATTTGGAAAAGGTGCCACTGGAGCACAAGCTGCAGAATATGGGATTAAGAGATTTGCAGAAGGGCTCTTAAATGTGCCAGGTATGGTGGCAGGTGGTACAAAATATCTCAAAGATAAATTAACAGGACAAGGAGAAAAAGCCGGACCTTTTGAATATCTACCCACAAAACCTAAATATGATCCAAACGTATTACCCTGGGGCGAATTTACTTTTGCACAAGATAAATTAAAAAAACAATTAGATGAAACACCCGAAAATGTAAAACTAAGAAGAATTAAAGACTTACAGTTTGATACTACTATATTACCCAATATGACTATGAGTGATGTTATGGAGACAGCATCATCACAAGAAGATATTGATATAGCTCGACATAAATTTTTAACAGAACAATTAGGAGAGAATTATGAAACAACCCACCCTACAAAGGTGAAAGAAATGGAAAAACCCGAAAAGTTTGGTATATATGCAGATCAAATCAAAAAGCTCGAAGTCTAGATATCCTAAGACCTGGCTCCTGCCGCCTGAATCAGGACCCACGCCTCAGGGCTTGAATATTAATTATAATACTGTTAAAACAGTCAAATTGGAGAAAATAAATGGCAGACAAAATAGACAAAGCTCTACCAAACGAGCCACGTAAGAATATTCACATTCCCGGAGAAGAAGAAGTTGTTGAAGCTCAAGAAGAGATCACAGAAGAGCGTGATGGCGTTGAAGTAACAGAACAAGAAGATGGATCCGTTGATATTGATTTTGATCCAGCTGCTGCATCCATGGAAGGTAGTGATGAACACTACGCAAACTTAGCAGAATTTTTACCAGACCAAGTTCTATCCGAAATGGGAGCAGACCTAAGTGGTAAATACATGGATTATAATATGGGTAGAAAAGAATGGGAAAGAACTTATACCACAGGATTAGATTTATTAGGATTTAAATATGATATGCGAACTGAACCTTTCCAAGGAGCATCAGGCGCAACGCATCCAGTTTTAGCAGAAGCGGTTACACAGTTTCAAGCACTCGCTTATAAAGAATTATTACCAGCAGATGGACCGGTTAGAACACAATCTATCGGTGCACCGAATCCAGAAAAAACAAAACAAGCGGAGAGAGTAAAAGATTACATGAACTATGAACTCATGGAAAAAATGAAAGACTATGAGCCCGATTTTGATCAAATGTTATTTTACTTACCTCTAGCAGGATCAGCATTTAAAAAAGTTTATTACGATGAACTTGAACAGAGAGCAACTTCGAAGTTTGTTCCTGCAGATGATTTGATTGTTCCGTATACGGCTACCTCATTAGACGAAGCGGAAGCAATCATACATCGAATTAAAATTTCTAAAAACGAATTAAGAAAACAACAAGTCGCAGGTTTTTATAGAGATATTGAATTAGGAACTCCTTCTCAAATAGAAGATGATGTTAAGAAAAAAGAACGAGAACTAGAAGGTCAAAGAAAAACTAAAGATGATGATGTTTATACTATTTTAGAATGTCATATTAATTTAGATCTAGAAGGTTTTGAAGACACCGATCAACAAACAGGCGAACAATCTGGAATTAAAATTCCGTACATTGTAACTATTGAAGAATCATCAAGACAAGTTTTATCAATTAAACGAAATTATGAAATTGGAGACCCGAAGAAAAATAAAATAGAATATTTTGTTCATTTTAAATTTTTGCCAGGATTAGGTTTCTATGGCTTCGGTCTCATCCACATGATTGGTGGTCTATCAAGAACTGCAACTGCAGCTCTACGTCAATTGTTGGATGCGGGTACGCTCTCCAACTTACCCGCCGGATTTAAAATGCGTGGCATTAGAATTAGAGATGATGCGCAATCAATTCAACCAGGTGAGTTTAGAGATGTCGATGCTCCAGGTGGTAACTTAAAAGATTCATTTATGATGTTACCATTTAAAGAGCCTTCTCAAACTTTATTACAATTAATGGGTATTGTTGTCCAAGCCGGACAAAGATTTGCATCAATCGCGGATCTACAAGTTGGCGACGGTAATCAACAAGCAGCTGTCGGTACAACTGTTGCTTTACTTGAAAGAGGCAGTAGAACGATGTCAGCAATACATAAAAGAATTTACTCAGCTCTTAAACAGGAATTCAAATTATTAGCTAGAGTATTCAAGCTATATTTACCACCGGAATATCCGTACGATGTAGTTGGGGGTCAAAGAATGATTAAACAAGCAGACTTTGATGATCGGGTAGATATACTGCCAGTTGCGGACCCTAACATTTTCTCTCAAACTCAGCGTATTTCCCTTGCGCAAACAGAGTTGCAATTGGCAGTCGCAAATCCCCAAATGCATAATATGTATCAAGCTTATAGATCTATGTATGAAGCGTTAGGGGTAAAAGATATTGATCAACTTTTAATTAAACCACCTCAACCTACACCTATTGATCCTGCATTAGAAAATATTATGGCTATGGGAGGAAAACCTTTTCAAGCGTTTCCAGGTCAAGATCATAGAGCGCATATCACTGCTCACTTAAATTTTATGGCTACTAACATGGCAAGAAATAATCCAATGGTGATGGCTGCGTTGGAAAAAAACTGTATGGAACATATTTCTTTAATGGCTCAAGAACAAATTGAATTAGAGTTCAAAGATGAAATTCCACAATTAGCACAGATGCAACAAATGGCTCAACAGAATCCACAAGTACAGATGCAATTGATGATGATGCAACAAAGAATTGAAGCAAGGAAAGCAATTTTAATTGCAGAGATGATGGAAGAATTTATGAACGAAGAAAAGAAAATAACTTCACAATTTGACCATGATCCGATCGCTAAATTAAGATCAAGAGAGTTAGATCTTAGAGCAGCGGATAATTTTAGAAAAAAACAGTACGATGATGAGAGAATTAATCTTGATCGTATGAAAGCGATGATGAACCAACAAACTCAAGACGAGAAATTGGATCAAAATGCAAAATTAGCTAAGTTAAGAGCTGATACCTCAATCGAAAAGACAATTTTGAGTAAATCTATCCCCAATGTGGACAAGATGATCCCAAGTGTTGAGATTGAAAAATACAAAGGAGAAAACAGATGACGCTAAACATAAAAAAAGCGATAAAAAAACCTGGAGCATTGAGAAAATCCCTTGGAATTAAAAAAGGGAAGACAATTCCAGCATCTAAGTTACGAGCAGCAGCTAAGAAACCAGGAAAACTTGGACAAAGAGCTAGATTTGCTGTAACATTAGGTAAATTACGTAAAAAATAAGGAGAAAACATGGCTAAAGTAGATGCAAATAAAGCATTAAACGTCGGTAAAGATGGATACCAAAAAGGTGGCATCAATATCGAAACTCCAAGTCAAAATTTGGAGATAGATCCTAGATCTAAGTTGGATAATTGGAATTTAATTCCAACTGGCGACAAAGTTGAGGTCAAAGGAACTAAAAGAATGCTAAAATCTAAAAGCAAAACTGCAACTTGGTTCTAGTATGTGGTTTAGTGCTGTAAAATTAGCTCTTAACGCTGGGAGTCACATTTATAAAAAGCGTCAAGAGACAAAAATGGCTATGGCTGATGCACAACACATGCATGCAGCTAAGATGGCCCGAGGTGAGGAAGCTTACCAGGGCAAACTTTTAGAGGCTCGGCAAAACGACTACAAGGACGAGGTCGTTTTAGCGATTCTCACACTCCCCATAATAATTTTGGCCTGGGGGGTATGGTCGGACGATCCGGCCGCTATGGAGAAGATTAAAATCTTTTTTGAGCATTTCCAGGCGCTTCCGTCATGGTTTACAAATTTATGGATTTTAGTCTGCGCCAGCATTTTTGGCATAAAGGGCACTCAAATATTTAGGGGTGGTAAAAAATAGACTAGACATGAATTAAGAAAACTAATATAAACAATCAAGGAGAAAACTATGAGACAAAACGGCGTAAGATCAAATGTAAGATTTCCATACAAAAAAGGTGGAGCTTCAAAAAAGAAAAAACAAGGTTACAAAGCTAGAGAAGATGAATCTTTAGGAATGAGACGTGGAAAAGAATCCGGTAAGAAACAATCTATGAAAGATCGTAGAGATGAGTCTTACGGAAAATGGGGCAAACGTCCTAACCAAAAAATTAATAAGTAGTACTTATGAGAACAGTTAGAAAAAATTTTGATGCAGGTCAACGTGCAGAAGCAGAGAAATATGCTAAACAAGGTTATAAACATAAAGGCACGTTAAAAAAAAAATATAAAAAAATTATGGGGAAAGACCGGGACCTGTCTACTCCAGAAAAAGCATTATTTGCTTTGCAACCAATGGATGCTGGATATACATTTACTAAAGGATTAAGGGAAGAAGGATTATCACCTAAAAAAATTGAAGAAGATATTTTAGTAGAAAAAATGAAATCAAAAGAATTTAGAATAGGTAAAGATAAACCTGGAACTAAATCTAAAGAATATCCAACTGAAGATAAATATAGAGTTTATAAAAAAGGTGGAAAAGTTAAAAAAAGAAAAAACACTAGAAGAGAAAACAGACTAGAAGAACTGGGTCGTGTTGATGCAGAAAAAGCTTATTCAAGAAAAGGCAAAAGAAATTTAAAATCTGAGAAAAAAAGAATCGTTAGAGAATTACATGCAGAAGGCGGAAGAGTTGGTTCCAGAGGCGTGGCTATTAAAGGCTTTGGTAAGGAGATAAGATAATGACTACTGATTTAAAAGCTGCAGCTACTTTAAAAAAACAAAAAGAGTCTAACAAAATCCATCCAGAAGATGCACAAAAACTCAAAGATAAGATTAAGGAGTGGAAACGAAAAGAACAGTCCAAAATGTTAGAAGAAGGTTTAGATAAAGCAGGTTATTCAACTCGCACATTAGATGAAGTTAAATCAGGCAGTAAAATTGGTTCCATTGATACAGCAGGTAGAATTAGACAAGGGATAAAAAAAGGTGGACGTGTGACTAGAAAACGTTCTACTGGAGTAGCAACACATGGTTTCGGAAAGGAGATCCGATAATGACAAATAAAAGAGGAATAAACACTTCAATTTTAATTAAAAACGGCCCTACAAGTGCAGGTAATGGAAGAGGAATAACTCCTCCAACACCAGCTAGTTCAGGTTTAGCACCGACTGGTTCAGCACATGCCGTTCCAATTAATATAACTAAAGGTAGAAGAGCAATAGATAATAAAGCTTCCAATGCTAATATCACATTAGTTGGCGCTAGATCGAGAGTCTAATGTCTCAAAAAGCACTTCAAAAACTTCAACAGATGATGAAGGGGACGAAGAAGAAAAAACCTGTCGTTAAATCTGCAAGAACACTAGCTCTAGAAGGTAGAAAGCATTTTGGTCATGGAGGAACAAACTCTATGATTAGCCAAGCGCAAAGAGATTATAATGGTAGTTATTTTGGAGGCTCAAGTTTAGGAGGCGTCAAAGTAAGCAATAAAAGTTACGATAAATATTATGGATCATTATTTAAGCCGAAAGGATTTATAAAATAATAGAAAGAATAAAATGGATGAAATAACAATAATTAATAAGATACAACGTCAGCTCAAAGAATTATATCAACAAATCGGCGATGCAATGATTGCCGGAGGGGTTGACAACATGGAAAAATATAAATATATGATGGGACAGGCACATGCCTATTATAAAATCAGTCAGGATATCTCTAACCTGCTAAACAAGGAGCAAAAAAATGAAGGAACAGTCGTCAACATCAAGCCCAAAGACTAAGCCGGCGCTATTAGACCAATACAAAGAATTCAAAGAACACCAAGCGGTAGAAACTAAAAAGCAAAAAAAGGCCGCCGAAAAAAATTTAGCAAACACAGAAGAAACTAAACTACCAAATCCTACGGGATGGAGAATGTTAATTTTACCATTTAAGATGGGGGAAAAAACTAAAGGTGGTGTTGTATTAGCTGATGAAACTATTGAGCGATCTCAAGTCGCTTCAACATGTGGACTTGTTTTAAGAATGGGACCATATTGTTATGATAAACAAAAATTCCCAGAAGGACCTTGGTGTAAAAAAGGTGACTGGGTAATTTTTGCAAGATATGCAGGATCAAGAATCCTGATAGATGGCGGGGAAGTAAGATTGCTAAACGACGATGAAATTTTAGCAACCATCGATAATCCCGAAGATATATTTCATCAATATTAACATAGGAGATAACTATGCCAGACGAAGAAAAGAAAACAGTAGATATTGACACATCCGGTCCAGCAATGGATGTTGATATCCCTGAACAAAAAGACGAAGCTACTATTGAAGAAAAAGAGGTTGTTCAAAAAGAAGAACCTACTGTTAGAGAAGTAGTTGAAGAAAAACCCGCTGCAGAGCCAGAGGTTAAGAAAGAAGAAGAAGTAAAAGTAGAAAAAGAAATTAAAGAAGAAAAGAAAGAAGAAGAATTAGAACAATACTCTGAAGGTGTTCAGAAAAGAATAGCTAAGTTAACTAAAAAATGGCGAGAAGCAGAACGCCAAAAAGATGAAGCTATTGGTTATGCACAGAGAGTGCTTAGAGCAAAAGAAAAAACTGATGCTAAAATCTCGAAGCTTGAACCAAGTTACTTATCAATTTCAGAAGAGCGTATTACATCCGGTATAGAAGCTGCTAAAGCAAAACTGGCTGCTGCTAGAGAAGCACAAGATCTAGGCGCAGAAACAGATGCATTGGCTGCTATATCTGAATTGGGTGTTAAAAAAGCGCAACTCAATGAAACTAAAGCGGCACAAGAAGAGTATAATAAAAAACAATCAACCAAAAAAGAACCAAGTCTTGCTAGACAGTTAGCAGCTACAGGGACACCCGATCCTAAAGCAGAAGCCTGGGCAGAGAAAAATTCATGGTTTGGACAAAACAATGCCATGACTTATACTGCTATGGATCTTCATAAAACCCTAACTGAAGCAGAAGGATTTGATTCCTCAAGTGACGAATATTATGCGGAAATAGATAGAAGAATAAAGCTTGAATTCCCCCATAAATTTGATAGAACAACATTAGCGGAAGGAACGACTAAACCCGTACAAACAGTAGCTTCAGCGAAGCGAAGTACAAAGACCGGTCGCAAAACAGTGAGACTCACGCCGTCTCAAGTATCAATCGCTAAAAAATTAGGTGTGCCACTTGAAGAGTATGCGAAACAATTAAACATCACGAAGGAGGCATAAGCATATGAGTACAGATAAAAAAACTTCCCGTGCGAGTCAAACTAGAGAAAAGGAATCTCACAAAAAAGTTTGGGCTCCACCATCATCTTTAGATGCACCCCCTGCGCCAACAGGATTTCAACATAGATGGCTAAGAGCTGAATCATTAGGATTCAATGACTCTAAGAATATTCAAGGCAGACTTCGGTCTGGTTATGAATTAGTTAGATCAGATGAATATCCGGATTCAGATTATCCAGTTGTTGAAGATGGCAAGTACAAGGGTGTGATCGGAGTTGGAGGCCTTTTGCTCGCAAGGGTACCTGACGAGATCGTAAAACAACGTGGCGACTATTATGCAAAACAACACAACGATAAAGTCGAAGCGCTGGACAAGGATCTACTGAAGGAAGAGCACCAGAGTATGCCTATCAATATTGATAGACAATCTCGCGTAACTTTTGGTGGCTCAAAGAAAAGTTAATTTTTTAACGATTCTAACCACTCAAAGATAAACTAACGGACTGGAGGCCCGCAAGGGCAGGTCTATAAGGAGGCCATCATGGCAAATCAAACAGTAGCGTTCGGTCTAAGACCGATCGGTAAAGTTGGTCAGAATGATGACAACCAAGGTTTATCTGAGTTTAGCATTGCAGCTAGTTCAGCAGCTATGTACCAAAACGACCCTGTGCAAGCAGCGGCGACTGGTTACATAACTGTTGTGTCAACTTCAACTGCAACTATCTTAGGTTCACTTAATGGTATCTATTATACTGACGCAAACACAAGTAAGCCTACGTGGGCTAACAATCTCAAAGCAGCTAACACTGCAACTGATATTGTTGGTTTCGTAAGCGATGACCCGTACGAAAGATTTGAAATACAATCTGATAACACAGCTGCATCAGCGCAGACTGATGTTTTCAACTGTGCGGACATTGCATATACGGCAGGTGATTCAGCAAACTATCTATCAAGAGTTGAGCTGGATAACGACACGTTAACAACAACAGCCCAGCAGCTAAAAATCCTTGGTGTGACTAAGAATATCGATAACGACGAAATCGGTTCTTCTCATGTCAATTGGATTGTAAAAGTGAATTCTCACTTTTTAGCTAATGGCACAGCCGGAATATAAGGAGAATAGACTATGGCAATATCACGAGGACAACTAGTTAAAGAACTAGAGCCAGGTTTGAATGCTTTATTCGGCTTGGAATATAAACGTTATGAGAATCAGCATGCTGAGATATACGTAACAGAATCTTCAGACAGAGCGTTTGAAGAAGAAGTTATGTTATCTGGTTTTGCAAATGCAGCGGTTAAACCGGAAGGTGGTGCAGTAACTTTTGACAATGCTCAAGAGACTTACACAGCACGTTACACTATGGAAACTATTGCATTAGCATTCGCGATCACTGAAGAAGCGATCGAGGATAACCTGTATGATAGACTTGCGTCTAGATATACAAAAGCATTAGCTCGTTCTATGGCGAATACTAAACAAATCAAAGCAGTTGATCCGTTGATCAATGGGTTACCGCAAACAGGAACTTTCACTTCTGGTGACGGTTCTGCATTGTTTGCAACTAGTCACCCAACGATTGCTGGAACAGTTCAAAATACTTTGACAACTCAAGCAGACCTTAATGAAACTTCATTGGAGCAAGCGTTAATCGACATTGCAGCAATGACAGATGAAAGAGGGTTAAAAATTGCAGCTAGAGGAATGAAAATGATCGTTCCTGCAGCAGGTCAATTTAATGCTGAGAGACTTATGAAGTCACAAGGTAGAACTGGTACTGCTGATAACGATATCAATGCAATCGTATCTATGGGAATGGTTCCTCAAGGTTATAGAGTGAACAATTTCTTAACTGATGCAGATTCTTGGTATCTTATCACTGACGTACCAAATGGTATGAAATACTTCGAAAGAACGCCTATTAAAACGGCGATGGAAGGTGATTTCGATACTGGTAACGTAAGATACAAAGCTAGAGAAAGATACAGATTTGGTGTATCTGACTATAGAGGTATCTTTGGCGTTCAAGGTGCGTAATAGTTAAAACTTTTTTGTGGCGGGACATAGTTTCGCCACAAAATTAATATAGAAAGATAAAATGAAGAAATATCTTATAAACATCTGGGCCTATGATTACCACGCTAAATTTGAAGTTTTATCGGAAGATAATGCCAATTCTATTGAACAGGCAATACTTGACAAATTAGGAGAAAAAAGTGTAAAATGGGAATCAACGGGAATGTTTAGAGATATTCCTAACAGAATAACCTATGAGGAGGTTAGTCATGACCGAAGACCTGTACAAACAAAAGAGGTCCTTGGAGTTAGGGTGGCAGTATGAGTATAATCAACATGGAAAATATACTCTTAATATGGTCGAAATTGATGAGAAAATTAGAAGTATCATCACTCAGATCAAAGCTGAAGAATTTAAAATTGCTGATAGAGAAAACAAAATCAGTGATTCAGCTGCCCAAGTTTCTGTGGCAACTTAGATAAACGCCACATCGCTGAAATCGTACTTTTATGCAGGGATCTCTTGCACTCCATTAAAAACTAAGCTATAAATAAATCACTATACAAATTGAATAAACCTTAAATGTAGACGCGTATAGTCGACATCCCCTAGGGACTACATTTAAATATTCTAGGAGGAATATTATGGCAAACACAACGTTTAAAGGTCCAGTTCGTTCGCAGAACGGATTTGAGATCATAAAAGAAAGCGCTACAACAGGAGCTTTGACTACTGATATGGGCGTAAAAGTACATGAGTACAGTCTGACAGTTGGAGCAGCGGATGCTACTGCAGCTATTACTGATACTTTACCTACTAACTTCATAGTGCTATCTGTTCTTGTGGCTGTTACATCAGCTGCAACTAATGCAGTAACCCTAACTAATTTAGGGCCTACAGGAGGAACGGATAAATGGATAAAAGGTAATGGTTCAGCAATGAATTCAACTGGATTCAAAGGTGTCTTTGCAGGTAACGGAGGAGATGGAATCGTTACTCTTGGCGCTGGTACAACAGCAGCTACAGCTGCACCCGGTACTTTAACGGTTACTTTATCAGGT